CCTAATTTGCAAAACCTGCTCATTTGTGAGTTTTGCTTTTGGATGCGACTCACCCCTTCTAGCATTACTGAACATCCATAGTGGTAGTTTATTCATATATTAAAAAACTTTTCAGCCCTCCCATTTATTAAATTGTATTTGTATATTACACCAGGTATTTCACCAGTTTCTTTACTATTCCATTTTATATCATCCATATACACAAATCCATATCTTTCGTAAAATTGCCTCGCATGCTCATTAAATGCTCTAACAGTTAAGAATATACTTTCTCCACCACCAATCCGGCAATATTCTACAAACTTATCTAATACTTTTTTGGTTGCCCCCTTTACACTTTTATCACTAGCTATTTGGTGTATGATATAATCCCCTCTCTTTTTTAAGACTTTAGCGTTTGGTGATATTTTACCACTATTTCCGTATTTGGTAAAAGTTATCAAAACACCATCTTCTAAAATAAGGTTTCCACTTTTAATTCTTTTTACTAACTTAAACCCCTGCTTATATAAATGAGGGAATATTTCAGGATAAAGATTTATGATTTCCATTGATTTTTCAATCACTGAGTTCATCTCCTCACCTTCTTCTTTAATGTGTATTACATTCACCATTATCCAAAAAACTTATCAGCAGTAATATCGTTTTTGTACTTAAACTTTTCTTTTAATCTATTGTTCAACTCACCTTTCATTCCCTCTATCAAATCACTAGTTCTAGCACCCTTGGCAAAAAATACTTTAGGTCTCCACAATAGTTCTTCACTAATTTCACCTCTAAATGCTTCTCTCAGCAATGGTTTCATATGCCCACCTTCCTTTTGGTATAGAGGGGGAATGTTTAGAGAATACTCCACAAAAGGTCTCCAACTATAAGGTGTTCGTATTTCAACTGTACCACCCCACATAATGGATTGATTAGTTGTTAAAAAGTTTGTTTTATGCACATCCTTTACCAACTTTCTCCTTGCAATATCGTAATCTTCCGGTCTCCAATGAAACGCTTGAATGTGTCCATAACTACCCCAAATCTCATCGGAAAGATCTCCACTAAATACAACTTTATATCCTAACTCATTTATCTTTTTACCCAAAAAGATTTGAGCTATCGCAGAACCCAAGTTTTGCCATCTATCCTGCTCAATAACATACAATGCTTCATCTATTGTATTGAGTACATCAGCTTCAGTTAGGATAATTTCATTCAATTTTACACCAAACTCTTTTGCCGCAATTCTAGCATATTTTATATCATCGTTCTTTGTATTTCCATCACCCATAGATACCACAAATGCCTCAATTTGCGAATACTTCTTTGATAAAAGGTATGTTGTTATGACTGAGTCAATACCCCCACTTAAAATTGTGCAAATGGGTACATCTGATACCATTTTTACTTCTACCGCTTCCTCTAATAAAGTTCGTATATTTTTAATAATTACTTCCCTATCATCATTTATAACTTCAGTAGGCAACTCATAATAAACAACCTCACTATGAACAAATGTTTTATAGTTGTATTGGATGTAAGTACCTGGATATACAGCTTTTACACTATTTTCATAGATATCTTCCAACGGCAATCCTTTCTTTTCAGAACAAAATGCCAATTTATTAGTTATACTATCAATTGAATACCAAAATGGTAGTTCCCCTACATAATCTCTAACAAGGTATATAGTAGTTATTCTCGTATCTATTATCGCAAAAGAAAACATACCATCCAACACACCAAAGGAACTCACCCCATAATCTAAATAAGCATTTAAGATTACTTCAGTATCGGATTTGGTCCTAAATGGAGTGGTTATGATATCTCTTAAAGTTTGAGTATACTTACTATCCCACAATTCCCCATTATATACAACACAAACTGTTCTATCCTCATTCCAAAATGGTTGATTTGCGGTTGATGATAAGTCCTGTATTGAAAGACGATTGTGTCCAAAATAAAAACCATCTACACATTCAATAGAAGTATTATCTCTACCTCTGTGTATAATTTTTTCTAAACCATTTTTTACAGAGATTTCTGTATATTGGTTTCCTCCTATTATACCACACATATTAAAAAGGTGCTTTAACTTCTCTATCTCTTTCAATACAAGTACTCATGTGGTCTGCCCAATGAAGTATATATTGAATATTTGATTTAAGGTATTTAGTTGTATCAAATACTTTGTAGTATTTTTCATTATCCTCATCATACAAGCCATCTGTAAGTTTGATACCAAAGTATTCGGTTTCATTGTATTTGATACCATATTCTTGCAATAGGAAAAAAGTTCTATCGGTATGAGTTAAAAATGATAATTCTGGATTACTTACAAACAACTTACCTTGATTTTTCACATGCCAATCGGAAGTATTGATTACATAATGTAATTTACCTTTACTACCCAACTTACCCAAATCATGATGGAATGCTGCAAATAGTAATTCTTCTTGTGTAAAATCAACATATCCACCCGCATCTTGATAAAGTTTCATCATACGGAGTGAGTTTCTCGCCACATTCATAACGTGATCAATATATCCACCTTCGTATGCATTGTGGTAGTTGATGTTCCCACTTGCAGGAGATAACATTAAGTTCGCTCCTAACTCCTCCATTGAATACATTTGGAGTAATTTTTCTAATCGTTCTCCATCAAAGGATTTTTTCAGAGCTTCAATAAACTTAGTGTAATTAGTTTCTAATTGTTCGTCTGTATATTTCTTCATAACATTTTGGTATTGAGGTTGGATACAAATATACAAAAAAGGCTTGGTATATCCAAGCCTTTATGTACTTTTATTTTTACAAATAAGATTTAATTGCGTTCAGCAATACTACTTTTTGTTGCATCCCTACTAATCTTTTTACTTCCACACCATCTTTTTCAATTACAACAGTTGGAACCCCTCTTACTCCGTATTTAGATGCCAAATCACCATTTTCATCAACATCTACATACTGAAAAGTTGCCTCCGTTATTTCATTCTTTACCTCTTTCATAATCGGACTCAGCATTTTACAAGGTCCACACCAGGATGCTGAAAATTGTTTTACTTCTACCATATTTTTATTTGTTTAATTTATTCACAACTTGCACATTCTAAAATATTTCTCGCAAACGCTTGTGCGGAGTTTTGAGAGAATTGGTAATAAAGAGTTTTAACTCCCTCTTCCCATGCATACATATATAATTGGTTTATATCTTTTGCAGGAATTGATGGGTGTATCATTAGGTTTAGAGATTGTGACTGGTCAATAAACTTCTGTCTTTGTGCAGCTTGTAAGATAATCTCCTTTGGTGATATTTCCAAAAATGTCTTAAACACTTCTTTTGTTGGAAAATCCAAATGTTGAACTGAACCATCTTTCTTTAGGATACTATCCCATACTTCATCGGTATTCATACCCAATTTTTCCAACTCATCTACTAAAAATGGGTTTTTATACACACTCTTTAGTTTAGCAAGGTCTTTTATAAAGTAATTTGATTTAATAGGTTCAATGCCCATACTAACCTGTCCTAAAATGAATGAAGAAGATTTAGTTGGTGCAATCGCAATCAATGTAGTATTAGAATACCCATCTCTAATACACTTATACTTTTCAGTATTTGAGTTATACAACTCCATAGAAGCTCCATCAGTTCTTTCCTTTAATGTCTTAAAGATTTTATGATTGTATTGCTTCGCTTCTAAAGACTCAAATGGGATAAGTTTAGATTGAAGTAAAGAATGATACCCCAATACACCAACACCAATTGCTCTATGCTCTTTTGCAAATCTCCATGCTCTTTTCATTCCTGGCATTGTTTCAGACTTCTTAATGAACTCATCCATTACTGCGTTTAGGAATAAGGTATATACCTCAATCGCATCCGTTTTTTCCAACTCATCCCAATGCAATAAGTTTATAGAACCAATACAACATACAAAGGACTCGTATGAATTAGTTGGTAATTGGATTTCACTACAAAGATTAGAAGCTGTAATTTCTCTACCCAATTCTTTATATGGAGTATTGTTATTTGTGTTATCCTTAAACATTATGTAAGGAAATCCAAACTCACTTCTTCTCTGTATTACTTTTGCCCAAATCTTTCTTTTTTCTTTATCGCCCGCTTTCATTTCTTCCATCCACTTATCGGTAATTGTCAAACCAAATTGTAGATTTTGGATAGAGTTTCCTTCGGTGCCAATGTCCAAAAACTCTAAAACATCACTATGCTCAATTGGTAGATATACTGCACACGCACCTCTTCTTGCTTCAGACTGCTTCGCAACATCAATAGTTGTATCGTACAATCTTGCATAATGAACCGGTCCATCTGCTTTTCCACCAGTAGATATTTCAGCACCTCTGTGACGGACATTTCCCAAATAGGCAGAAGTTCCCCCACCGTATTTGGACATCATACCAATTTCTCTAGCTGCGTTTAGGATACTATCCAACGAGTCATCAATATTCGAACCATAACAAGAAATAGGCAATCCTTTATTTTTAGCAAAGTTTATCCACACTGGAGTTGAAAAACTATAAAACCCTTTCATAGAATAATTTTCAAACTTTTCAGCAAACCCTTTAATACCTAAATACTTTTCGGCAGCAATTGCCATGTCTTTAATTCTCTGCTCAGGACTTTCACTAATATACCCTCTACTTAAAAACTTTCTACTATCATCGTTTAACCAATAGTAATTTTCATATTTTCTTTCTTCCATAATTATATTAAAATAAATCGTCCTCTGTAATCGCTTTTTGTTTTTTTGAATAATCGATACTCTTTTTGTAAAAGAAATCTCCCTCTTTGGTAGATGTGACTTCAATATCAAACCACTTAGTCTGCTCCAATAAAGTAGTATCAACTTCAAATAATTTTTCCATTCCTATTTTAGCCAATGAATTATTAAATCGGTTCATAATAAAATGCTCAATAGTTTTCTTTGGTAAGAACTCTAATTCACCAGTCTCAAAAATCCAATCTAATATTTTAGTTTCAGCTATAAATGCTTTCTTACACGCTGAATATATCAACTTCTCAAACTCATCATCAAACCATTCCGGATTTTCACTTTTGATAATGTTGATAATCTCTGCTCCAAAATTACCATGTATCTCCTCCTCTTTGGAAGTTGCTTCTACTACATTAGAAATACCCTTAAATAGGTTTTTCTCTTTGTTAAAAGACATCATAATAAGGAATTGGGAAAAAAGAGATACATGCTCTATAAACAAAGAAAATAACAATACGGATTTGGTGTACATTTTATCATCCTTACTTCTCGTTCCATCCAAATACTTACTCAAATACGCAATACGGTCTTTAATTGCAGGTATTTCTACAACATTACGGAACTCATCTTCCAATCCCAAAATTCGCAACAATCTCGCATACGCATCTTTATGACGTACTTCACTTTCTGCAAATGTCATTCCCACATCTCCAATTTCGGTAATTGGCATTCTTTTGTACATATCTGCCCAAAAGGTTTTTACATTCACCTCAATTTGGGCAATTGCCAACATTGTTTTTTTAATAACTTCCCGCTCTTCATCATTGATACCAACCTTAAAATCGTTGATATCAGTTGTAAAATTATACTCTGTGTCAATCCAATACGAATGCCGTATCGCATCTTTATAGTGTAATAATGATGGATAATCGTAGGGAAGTATATTGACCCGCTTGTTAAATATACTTCTTTTTTCCATAAATCTTTTGTTTGTTTTTTTATAATAGGTAGGTATAACTATAATATATATGAGTTAAACCTACAGATATTTTTGTTTATTTTTCCACATTCTTACAACACTCTAACTATCAGTTGGATATTTTTTTGAACACAAAAATAGGTTCTAATTTGATACCCTTACCCGCTACAGATGATAAAATAAGATACAGAGTATCAGTATGTTTGAAGCCGATGGTTTCCCCAATTTCAATTGTCTTTTCTTCTATATCTTTATGTTTAGGAGTGTTCGCAATGTTTATCAACATATACTTTTCATTCTTCAATCCATAATAACAATTTTCCATAGTCTTTCTCAAAAACTCATTTACCCATTTATCTTTTGTTGGGTATTTTTTGTAAGACTGGGTTGGTTCATCACTATACTTTTCAGTATCAAAATATGGAGGTGATGTAAAACATAAATCCAAGCTATCCTTTTCGGGTTGGAAGACTTCCGAACCTAACATATGGATTTGGACGAATTTACTACCATCATTTATATCCTCATTCAGTTTTAGTAATCCCTCATAAGTTTTTGTAGATGGCTCTGTTCCAATATAACACTTCGCATTTGATGCCAAAAATCCAACCAATCTACCACCCCAACCACAACTCATATCCCATATCACACCACCACTAGCATATTCGTTGTATATCCATTTTGCAACCGATGGTCTAAAGTTGGATACAGACTGATTACCACCATAGATTTTGAAGTTCTGTCTCAACCTGTTTAAGGTATATACCCCATTTCCATGTTTGGTTTGCCAGTTCCAAGTTTTACGGATTACTTCTTTGAGTTTAGTATCATCATTCCAATAATCTATGGGTTTCATCGTATTATTTCCACACTCTACTTCTACCCAATGTGGAAAATAACTCCAAGCGAGGGATAAGCCATGCATTGTTTGATCCAACTTTCCATCTTTGTATATAGTAGTTTCATCAAAATCTTTTAGAGTTTTTAGAGCATCTAATCGTTTGTGATTTGGTATATTGTAATGTGGAAATCCTTTTCTTCGGTGGTATTGGAATATAGTTTCTAATGCAGCATCTACATCTACTACATCATATATGTTAGATGTAACCCTTTGATACTCTAAATCCAGTTCATCAACTTCAACAAATCTAGCGAATGTTTGATAATTTATACTCACCCAAAAAACTGATTTACTTTTTCTTCAACTTTCGTTTCTACTTCCACTTTTTTTGTTTTTGATGGTTTGGATGTTGGTTTGCTGATTTCCCAATTTATTCTTGCTTCAGCAATCTCAAAGTATTCAGTTTCTCTTTCTATACCGATAAAATCCATCCCTTCTCGTACTGCCGCTTTTCCAGTACTTCCACTCCCCATAAATGGGTCAAGAACTATACCTCCTTTAGGTGTCACTAAACGAATAAGATATGCCATCAAATCAGTTGGTTTTACGGTTGGATGTATGTTACCTTCATTCCTATCACTCTTTGATGTTTTTGGACAATAGAAGAAACGGGATGCTGATGAAGTAGTTTCTTCCCCATAACCCCCTTGCCCTGCATCTGGAAGCATCTTACCTGCTTCTTCATCAAAGATTATGTTTGCGGGAAATCTACCTTCAGCTCCATCACATACTGCCCCATCTGCAATTTGACCATATTTTTTTTCACTTTGATAATTACCGACTTTATTTCCATCTTTATGAGATGTTCTTGGTTTTCCCTCAACCCTACATCCATCTATGTTTATAGCTCCAGTTCCCCACTCTAATACATTATCTGCTACCGTTTTTTCACTTATAGGTTTCCTTGCCATAACAATAGGTTCATGTGCAGGTTTAAGCGAAGTACCCCAACCTTGCCATTGTTTCGCCTCATCGGTTACAGGTTCTGTTATATCAGCCGAAACGGATACAAACCCATTTCCTGAACTCTCTCCATTAAATGTTTCCTTTATCTTCCGCTTTCCCTCTCTTAAATCTTTGGCTTGTTTTTTTAGTATATCTTCTCGCTGTCCTATTACCTTTCGTTCTTCTAACTTACCGGCAGCTTTGTCAATTTGTTTAGATATATCCATAGATTTGGGAAAACCACTACCATATACCCACATCATTTGGTCTCTAATCTCAAATCCAGCGTTCTCCACACCACTTGCTAATCGGTGATACATTCTACTCCCACCGAATGCTAACATATATCCACCTGGTTTTAGAACTCTGTAACATTCCATAGACCATTCGGTTACCCATTTCTCAAACTCAATGTTATCAGCAAGGGTAGTCATTTTCATACCTGCTCCCAAACCTTTAACAACTTGTGATTTGGTTTCTTTGGTTGCTTTTACCTTATCCCAATCTTTACCCATAAATGATAATCCATACGGCGGATCAGTAACAATACTATCCACCGAATTATCATCTAATTCTTTAAGTTTATCTAAACAATCTCCTAATAGTAATTTCATAACTTATCCCATATCCATATTTTCAACATACTTTTTGTGAAGTAATTGTTTTTCCATCACTTCTCCATTTTTACTTTCCTTACTCGCAATTATCCCGTCCGATGAAGTTGCGGTATATACCTCTAATACACCTTTGTTTGTATCCATTTTGCAAGGAAAGGTAATTCCATCTTGTCCAAATCTGTTTTTCATAATGTGCATCCTTGCAGTATTATTTAACTTATCTTTGGATTTTCTACTCAAACTCATAATAAAATCTGCATTCATTACTTTTGCATAACTATCCGCAATTTTATCTGCTTCAATTACTTCCGCATC